TCACCGGCCACGCGCGCAATCATTTTGTCGGCGCCGCGCAGGGCTTCCATCATGCGCGGGCTCTTCCTGAGGATGTCGACGCCCTTCTGCAGATCTCGCGGGTTCTGCGAAACCAAGAGATCGGCGATCTTGCGCGCGACGTTGCCCTCAATGTGTTGCCGACCCTTCGCCGCGCCCGCCGACAGCAAGCCGGTAACAACGGCGCCAGGGTGGTTGAACGGATTGACGCCGCCGCCCGACAATCCGTAACCGGCCGAACCAGCCAGACCCATCTCAGCCAATTGTCGTGCCGTGGTGGAGTTGCCGCTCACCGCGCGCCGGGCAAAATCCATGATGCCCTCGACGCGCATGTGAGCCTCAAGTTGCGCAGCGCGTTCGGGACCGAGCGCAATGTGCAGCTTCTCGCGCGCGGCAGGGCTTTCAGCGATCTTGTTCAGGATCGAGCGGCGATCGCCGACCTGGTTGAGCGTGTCGACATATTTTGAAACAAAGCCATCCTGAAACAGCTGTCGCTCCTGCTCTGACATCTTTGCCAGCGCACGCCTCGCCTCGCTCGCCGACATATTCTTGCCGACAAAGTTTTGCCCAGCCTGCAGGGCATCTTCGGCATCGAAGAAGTGTGCCGCCCCTCGTCGCGCCTGCTGATAGGACGGCACGACCTCATCGAGCCGATCGCGCAGGATGCGCGACCAATCCTGGGAGTTACGATCGCCCTTATCGAGGTTGCGTTTGACGATGTCCCAAAACTGAAGGTTCGGCGTCATCGTCTCTTCGCCGGTCTTCAGCTTAAAACGCCCGGTGGCCTCATCCATGAAGAATGGATTTTTTGGCGGCGTAAAACCCATCTTGGCCGCTTCGCTCTTGGCGTTGACCATGGCCTTGCGAATGGCGTTCTGTACTTCCGGCGCCTGGCTGATCTGTTCGAAGGTCTCGTCCCATTTGAGGTTTGAGCCTTCGCTGTAGGCCTTGCCATAGGCGGGCTTGTTGACGGTCTTGGCTGTCGACGCCAGCGCCGCGGATTGCGCATCGGCATCGGGGAAGTGGAAGGTGTTGCGCAGCCAGCCGGTGACGCGCCCGCTCTGTCCCTGGAAACGATCGCCGATGGTCTGTTCGAGAACCGCGCGGCCTTCCGGCGATTGATTGGCCGCCGAACGCGCCAGGGCGCGTGTGGTCTCGCCGCCGAGATCCATCACCCTGGCCGGGCCGCCTGACTGCATGCTCTGACCAGCTTCAGCGTTGGTCAGCCTGGTTACCGCGTTGGGGTCGACCTCGATGTCGCGTTCGATGGTGGAGGCGACCCGCCGCGCTGCTTCAGCTTCGGGATCGCGCAGGCCGCGCACCGTGGAAGCGATACGGCTGGTGATCGGACTAACAGCGGCGCCGATGCCAGAGATCACTGCGGGAGCTGCGCCACCCACAACGCCACCGACCGCGCCGCCCACCGCACCCTTGGCGAGCCGGTCCTCCAGGTTTTCGCCCTCGCCGATGCCGGACGCCACGCCCGACGCCACGCCGGTTGCGCCGCCTTCGGCGATGCGCTTGGCCAGTTCGCGGCGCGCGACCTCCTTGGCTGTCAGCCCGACGGCTGTCAGACCAAAGGCCTTGGCAGGCAGAGACACCGCGCCGCCAGGCAGGGCAGCGCCAGCGAGCGCGCCCGTGACATTGCCGACGCCGGACGTGATCGGGTTCTGCTCTGCGCCTTCTTTGACGGCGGTGCGGAATTCATCGCGGCCCTTTGCATAGGCGTCATAGGCTGGCGTTGCCGGGGCCTTCTCGGTGACGAGATCCGACAGGGTTCTCTTCGGCGGGTTGAGATATTCCGCCGCCAGGCGCGCGCCACCGGCAAGAAACCGTGCCGGGACTGGGCCGACAAAATCAGGAATGTTCAGGTCGGTGCCGGGGATCTTCGGCGCAGCATCGCGCACGCCCGCGATCTCGTCGCCCAGGTTGAACGATGCACCCTGGACTGCAGCTCGACCAAACGTCTCGCCATAGCCGCGCTTGGTGCCCTGCGGTTCTTGCGGCGCCAGGCCGATCTTCTTGTCGAACTCTTCCTTCGGCAGATCAGAGTAGTATTTGCGATGCAGCGCGGCGGCCAGGTCCGCATCCGACATATCGTTGTATTGCGGAAATTTCTGGCGGACCTCTGCGATCGTCGGCATCAGCGCAGCCCCAGGGGATCAGGAGCTGCAGCGCCTGGCGCTGGCGTGGCGCCTCCACCGCTGATCGTGCCGCCGCCCGGTTTGTAGTAGGTGCCGCCGCGCAGATTGTTTGCCATCTGCTTGTGTTCTTCGAGCTTGTTCTGCGCCATCAGGATCGCGCGATCGTAGATGTCCTGGCGAACAGCATCGGGCTTCTTCACCGATCCCTGCAGCTCGACCAGGATCTTGCGTTCGCCTTCGGTCGGTGCTGCGCCGAAGATGCTCTTCAGTTGTGCGAGCGCGTTGGACAACACTTCGTTTTCGAGGTTCTCGGTGGCGATGCCGGACTTGCCGAGTTCGCTGTCCTTGCCAAGGAAGCTGGTGCCGTAGCCGATTGCACCGGCCAGAGGACCGGCATACGCATTCTTGGAAAGCGCCTTGGCGCGGTTGAGGCTGGAGATGCCAGCGGCGCCCGAGATGATCAGGCCGTCGGTTTCGTGGATAATCTTCTTGTCGGTTGCCGTCAGCGGCTGCGCATCCTCGCGCGGCATCTTGCCGGTCAGCACATAGGACTGATAGCCAGGGCTGTCTTCCTTGAGGCCGAGGGCCAGAGCTTCCTTCTTGCGCTGTGCGACTTGCTCAGGGAAGGTCAGTTCGGTTGCCGCTGCCTTCTGGCCGGTGACGATGAATTCACGCCACTTCGGGTCTTTGGGATTTTCTCCCGCTTCAATCAGCTGCTTGACGCGGCCGGTTGGGCTGTCAGCTTCGTTGTTCTCGGCTGCGCGCTTTTCCTGCGCCTCTTGAATGGAAAGCTGCCTGTCGGCGCGGGTGTTGCTGACGCCCTGCTGCTGAAGGTTAAGGCCCATCTGCGCCAGCGACGGTATGCCCGAACGAATGAGCGTTTGCGCGTTAGCGTTCGGGTCGGCGCCGAGCTGCGCCAGGGCGCGCTGCTTTGCTGCTTCGGCCTGGGCCTCGCGATAGACGTCGCCGAGCTTTGCAAGCGGCGTGAAATCCGCGCCACCGCTGTAAGCCTGTGGCGCGGGAAACGAGATAGGGTTGATCATCTATTGATCCCCGGTGAGGCGCAGTATGTTGGCAAGGGAGGCTGCGGTGTTTTCGCGGACGCCCCGTCGATCGGCGGATCGCTCGTAGTAGCGATTGATGGCAGTCGCCGCCTCCTGCGGCGATCGCGTGGTGAGCAAGCGATCGTAGGCGCCGCGCTCGCTGCCGCCGCCATAGCCGCCCGCGCCGAGATACTCATGGCGCATGAAGGCCTGCTGGGCTTCGGTGGATTTGTAATCAAGGCCGCGCGCGGCAGCGAACTGCTGCAGATTGGCGAGGCGTTCATTGCGCCATTGCGCGGCACCCCATGCCGATCCTTTGTCGCCGGTCGGTCCCCAGGACGGAATGTCTTTGCCGCTCTCCGCTTGCAGATTGGCGATCTTGCCGACGGCTTGTTCGTGCGACAGACCAAGCCCACCCTGCTCTGCCGGTCGGCGCGCGAAGTCATACCAGGACTGCACGTTGCCGCCCGTGCTGGCGCTGCCAGCATTGGCGCTTGGTGCGCCGGATGGCGTGACATAAGGAACGGCGCCGGATGTCGGCGGGCCTGCTGCTGCGCCTGGCGCTGCAGCCTCTCCACCCAGGCGATCGCCAACGGCAGCGAGCGATTTGTCCCGCGGCTTCATGCTTTCGGCAAGCTTCGCCAGCGGCGCAAAATCAAAGTTGCTGTAGGCTTCCGGCAAGCCTGCGAACTGGATGGGTGCGATGGGCATCTAAGCTGTGCCTGTACTCGACGGCTTGAACAGACTACCGATCAGCGAGCCGCCAAAGCCGCCGCCACCAGCGCCACCCATCGCAAGTGTTGCCAGCGACAGCCCGGCGCCGAGCAAGTTTTTCGCGCCCGCCGCTTCGCCTGCTGCCTGCAGATTGTTGGCGTTGACGCCGCCGCTCAGCACGTTGCCTGCAACGCCCGCCTGGTTGCCCGCATAGGTCTGGCCGAGGCTGGCGAGGCCGGTGTAGCCAGCACCTTGCCCCTGTGCCGCTGTGCCGAGGGTGGCAGCGCCGAGCTGGCCCGCACCGGCCAGGTTCTGCATCCAAGTGTTGTATTGCTGGTTCTGCAGATTTTGCCCGAACTGCAGAGCATCGATATCGGCATTGCCGCTGTTACTCATGTACGCGCCGCCGCGCCTGCGGTTGATTGCATCGAGGCCTGCGTCAACGGCGCCGGTATAGCCGGGCGCGTTGGTGAAGGCGGCCCTGGCGGCTTCCGTACCGGCCGCACCATTGGCACCGAGCGCACCGAGATAGAGGTCGCTGGCCTTGCCATACTTCTCGCCGAGCTGCTGCAGTGGCGTGTAGGCCTCGATCCCCTTGCCGAGGTCGGTCCTGCCAGTCTGGTAGGCCTGCGTTAGATAGCCCTGCGCTTCCGGCCCGTACTGTGCGATCAGCTGCCGGTTCTTGTCGGCCGCCTCCGCTTCGGCGCCACCGCCGAACAGTGTTGAGAAAAAGCCTGCCATCAGTTGGCTCCCGCCGTGAATTTTTGCGTGGTCGCGTTCCAGATCAGCACCTGGCCCGTGGTCATGGTCGCAAAGTTGATTTCAGAGAACAGATTGGCGAAGGAGGCGAGCTGCTGAAATTTTTCGTACCAGATCGGATCTACGCCTTCGGGAATGTCGACCGGCACTACTTGCGAAGGCAGCAACACCTTGCTCATAGCGGCAGCACATCCACCGCCATGTCGGCGCCCATGAAGCAGAACGGAACGCTGGCGCTTTCCTTCACCCGCCAGCGCACGCCCTGGTTCTGCGCCTGGCCCCAGATCGCAGCGCGCACCCGCCCGTCAGTCAGCGATTGCTGGCCGACCTTGACGAAGCGCGGATTGCCCCAGGTCATGCCACCATCGCGCGAGATTTGGATCGAGATGTCAGGATCTGTCTGCAAGGGATCGATGCCGGTGGCGATGCCGACACCCTTGGTCAGGTACAGCTCAAGGGCATTGATGCGAACCTTCTTCGGAAAACCGCCGATCGGCCCGGTCTCGATCGTGATCAGCAAGGGATTGCCAAACTCATCGTTGGTCAGCCCGTCGATCACGGCGAGGTTACCGCTCTCCTGGTCGCCGCAGATCCACTGCCCGAAGGCATTGACCGGAAACAACGCGCGCCAGTAATTGACCAGATGCGACTTGCGCTCATGCCATTGCTGCAGCGTGGTGTCGTACTCCCAGCACCATTCCGGCCCCTGGACAGCGACCATGCCGTGGCCTTCGCTGACATAGACCGACACCGTGATCAGCGCCTTGAAGGGTTCCGCTTCGATCTTCAGATCGAGATCCGGCACCGAGATCGGTGTCGGCGTGTAGCCGGTCAGCGTCGAGACCTTGTAGTCGTCACCGACGAAAAAGATCCCTTTGCCAAAGCCGTCGTCGTGTCCGGCGATCGCCGAAGGCCCGACGATGCCGCGCGGGATAGTGGCAACATAGGAGAAGGGATAGCCGACCTCGTTGAGGCCGCCCCACACTTCCATGGAAGCGGTTCCGCAGAGCAGGATCTGGCCGTTGCCGAGCGGAATGGCGCGGTACAAATTGTCCGGCTTGCTCTCGGCGGTGGCGAAGTTCAGGCCGTTGATGTTGAGCGAGTTCGGATCGGAGGCCTGGGTGCGGCCGTTGCCATAGGTGAAGATGAAGAACGATCGGTGGAACACCACCGAGTTGGGCTGACCGACGGTGGCGCCGCCGGATCCAACCGGGTACGGCGCGATCGCACCAGCCTCAACGATGACGGCGCCCTCACCAGGCGAGACGATGACAACGTCGGGCGTGTCCGCGTTATTGCGCGCCATCGTCACCGGCACGCTACCAGGGACGTCACCCGGTATCGCCGAGCCAGCGCCGCCGCCTGGCGGAAACAGCCAGCAAGTGTTGTCGATCACCACATAGAGGAGGTTGTTGACCAGCAGCGCGCCGCGATAGTTCGATCCCTCTGACGTTCCCCACAGACGCAGGCCAGGCGTACGCCAGTAGGCGTGTGGCTTGCCCGCAGTGGCAGGGAGCTGTTCAGGGTAGCAGTTGATCAGGCGACCTCCCGCGGCCTGCGGGAGCCTGCCTGGTGCGTTGAGGACGGGAAACGGGATGTCGACCATTCAGAAATAGACCGTGGTCAAAACCTCGTAGGTCGGCGTTTGCGAGATCAGATAGCGCAGCCGCCGTTCATGCTGCTCGATCAGGGCGAGGTCAGGCTGTTGGTTGGAAAATTCCGCTGCGGCGTAGATCGCCACCAGCCTGGCGACCGTCTCGAACAGGAGGTTCGGGATCTCGTTGCGATCCACAATCGTGATGATCTTGCCGATCTCTTCCAGGACGTCATCGATGCAGCGATCGATGGTGTCATGCTCGACCGACCCCAGGGCCTCCCCAGGCACATAGCGCCCGAGGATTGCCGCGGCCTTGTTGATCAGCTCGTCCGCAGTATGGGAAAGCGGCATTTATTTGTGCTTCTTGTCGTCGTCGTCGTGCTTCGGCGCCGCCTTGCCGCCGGGCTGGAACACCGGGTTGTTCTTGATCTTCTCGGCGACCTCGTCGGAGACCTCGATCTCCTCCGCTTTGCCGTCATAGAAGGTGTGACCGAACGCTTCGGTCACCTTGCTGTCGCCAGGCGGGGCCTTGTAAACAACGCTGATTTTTTGGGTCATGGTGACTGTCCTTGGTTTCATGTGAAACGGTCCCAATGATTGAGACACGAAGAGAAACCCCGGCGTTGCCGTCGGGGTTCCAGGTTCAGGCCATGTAGCCTTCCATGGTGATCGAAGCCGTGGGTGCCGTGGTCGGAAGGCCCACTGCTGCGGTCGACGCCGTCATGAGGATGTCGGTGTCTTCGGTGTACTGATAGAGCAGGCCCGTCGACGCCAGGGTGGTGAGCGTGCCGCCCGCCTGGCCGGTGTTGACGGCAACCGCGATGCGATCGACGTCGTTGATATCACCGAGCTGGATCATCAGCGTGGCGCCGGTATCGGCGTCACCAATGACTAAGCTATAGCTTTGCAGCACGAAGCCCTTTGGAACGCGAGCGATCGCAACCGTGCCGTTGAGGGCGACGTCGGCGGCGACGAGAGTAACAGCACCACCACCGAACACTTTCTTGGTACGGGCGAAGCCTTGGCCGCCGTACTGCGGCTGTCGATATCCAATGCGTGTGGGCATGATCATGCCCTCCTGTACTTTGAGAAAAACGTGGGGGCCGGAGCCGGCCCCCTCTCAACTATCAGCCCGGCGTTGCGACGAAGCCGGTCACCATGCCCCAGTCGACCAACGTGCCGAGGTCGGACGCGGGCGAGAGGCTCGTCGTCTGCGGAGCTTTTGCGATCTTTGCGCATCCGTACTGAGCCTCTATGCCCAGGCCGGTGACAAAATCATAATCTCCATCCTCAAGCGTAGTCGGGCGTGGCATCTGGCCTACCGCGTAAGCCATGGCCGCCTGACCGCACAAAAAGAACGGTTCGCAATCGCCTGCGGCAGTTACGCCACCAGCGCCGACGCCACGCAGCAGCAACCGCTGCGTGATCTCAGGAATGTTCTTGTAGAGAACACCGTCATAGAGCAGCGCGCCGCCCGTGAAGATCGGGTTGGTCTTGGGCGCGTTGTCCCGCTGTCGCGCATCGCGGTTTGCCTGGTACATCGTGGGATCAGTCTGCAACTGAATGAACGCACGATCGCCGAGGAAGCAAACATACATCTCCTCGTCCAGCTCCTCGATCTCCCAAGGCGTGATCTTGGGGCGACCGTTGTAGAGGCCAGGGTTGGAGCTATCGACGCCAGACTGCTTCGCCATCTGCTTGGCGAGTGAACCGACAGCCGCCGACATCTTGTCTGCGGTGCTGTCGACAAAGCCCATGCCGGTGAGGAAGGTCGCCGAGTAGTTGGCGGTTGCGGATCCGAACAGGATCCGGTCGTAGTTGGCTGCGGTCCAGCTGTTCTTCTGGGCCGTTGTCGCGGCCGACCACTTCACGCCATTGACGCGATAGCCGGGTGACGAGAGGCGGCCTGTCTGCACGCTGCCGGTCGGGATCGACAGCAGTGTGTCGGTAAGATCGTCGCGAACGATACGACGCGCCCAGCCACGCAGCAGCTCACGCGCCGTGCTTCGCACGTTGAATGAGCTTTCCTTGTTGGACGCCCTGTTGTTCGCAACCGCGTTGCGAGCCCAATCGGCCCAAACCGGGAAGCCGTAGCTGTCGAGCGCCTCTTCAGCGCCGCGCAGCGTACCGGCACCGACACCGTCTCCCGTCAGCTGATTGACCAGCGGGATGTTGACTTGCTTGCCGTCCGCCTCAAGGTCTGCGAGGCGAACGATAACATTTGTGCTGCTTTCACCCATGAAGGGGTCAAAGCGGGACCGACGCAGGAAATCAGAGATGACCTGACGGCGGAATTTGATGAGTTCGTTGGCGACGTGGTTGGAAGTAAGCATTGCCGCAAATCCCCATTAGGGAAGCGGCGCATTGGCATCGCTGGTGCGAGCCTGAGTTCAGCGCCGCTTGGCTGTCGTTGCGGCCCGGAACAACTCCATGTCTGATGGTTCTGCAGGCTGTGCATCCCCGCCAGACGCGCCGATGTTTCCGAGCGATGGCATGTTGGGGATCGCGGCATTGACGGGCGGCCGATTGGCAAAGTTGCCGTTCGCGCTCGCGGACTTCCTGGCTCGTTCGAGTGCCGTCTTGAGATACTCTGGATCGTTCAATGCTTCCTCGCGTTCCTTTTTGCGAAGCGCATCGAGACCACCGGCTTGCTGCAGCTCGTACAGCGTTGAACGCTCATGATACCATTTGGCGATCACGCCGTAGGGATCACGGCTCTTCATCGCGCGGTTGTAGGTGTCCCACGCTTGTGGGTCACCGCGCTGCATGAAGTGTTCGAGCGCACCTCTGGAGTGTTGCACCATCTCAGAACCAAATCGCTCTTCGACACGCTCCCTCGACGCTTCTTCGCGTTCGAGCTGAGCCTGCTGAGCCTGTTGGTCGAGCAGCGGCTTGATCAGCGACAGCACATACTTCTCGGGATCCGCGAAGATGTCTGGCTTTTCCTGCTGCTGCGGCGGTGGTCGCTGCAACGCTGCAATCCGCGCCGCGTATTCATCGCGCTCGCGTTCTGCACGTCGCCTTGCCTCTGCCTCTTCTCGCAAACGCTGCGATAGTGGGTTCGGCTCTTCGACCGGCCGCTCAGGTGGTTTGTCCGGTGGCACTTCCGGTGGTTTGTCCGCTGGCTTGTCAGCGGGTTCAGGGTCTCCCAATTTTGGGTTTTCGAACGCCTCCAACGAATTTTCGGTTGCTTCCTGAAACAACGACAGTTCGTCGGCGGCAGGGCTTGCGCCCTCGCCTTGGGTCGTGTCCGTCATGTCTTGATCTCCCCGGCGATCTCGCTCGCCAGTGTGCGTATCCGCAATTTCGCTTGCGGCCTGCGTATCCGGGGGTCGTCGCTCCCGGCGAGCGTCTTACTTCGTGATTGAGCTGATGCGCTGCTGACGCTGCACTTCGCGATCCTTGTTGCGATGGAAGTCTTCCATCAGGCGATCGGCATTCTTGTGCAGATGGTCGAGGCTTTGGTGATAGTCCTGCACGCCGCGATCGGCCTGGCGCTGGGCATGCTCAGCAAGCAGCTGCAGCGGCGACAGCAGCGCCTTGTGATGCAAGGCATCAGAGGTGGCGCGCTTGTGCATGGCGGTAGCGTTCTTCTCGTTGATGTCGGCGAGCTGCTCCGCGATGTCCAAATCGGACTTCGGCGGCTCGCCTGCTTCCGGCGCGCCTTCGGTCGAGGTCTTCGCCAGGTTGAGCAGCGCGCCGGTCTCGGCCTTGCCTGCGTCGGCCCGCAGCTTCTGTGCTTCGGCCTGGACCTTGTCGATCATGGCTTGGCCATGAGCCATTTCGAGCTGCTGCGCCTGCTGCTTGATCGGATCGGGCGTGGCCAGCATCTGCGTCAGCTCCTGCTTCTTTGATCCTGGAAGCGGAGAGGCTGCGATAATCATCGCAGGCGGCACCGGCACATTGTTCTGCACCAGCTGCATCAGGAGATCGAACACATCGCTCATCACGGTTTCGCTGTCGGGGCCTTCCTCGACCTTGATCTCGACATCGATGTTGCCGAGCATGTTGACGAGCTGCGGCAGTCCATACTGATCGAGCTGGACGCCATTGATCTGCATGAACTGAGCAACCTGCTGGTTGCCCGACACCCGCAGCATGCGCTCGCTTGTCCAGTAGCGTTGCGCCGCGCACCAGGCCATCTCATAACGGCTGAGCTTCCACATCCTGAAATTTTTCAGGAACGGTCCCAGCTCAGCGAGCCCGGCCTGCTGCAGCGCGTTCGCCGCGCGGCCTGAGACGTTCTGGCCAAACTGCTGGATCAGCTGATGGTTGGGACCGAAGCTGTCGATCTCGTTCTTGGCATCGGTGTAGTAGTTGGTCTGCTGCAGGAATTCCTGATCGGGCGACAGGATCTCCAGATCCTCGCGCAGGCCGCGGTAGACCAGGGTGCCGTCGGCGCGCGCCGCCTCCCGGCGCGTCACCTCGATATCGTCAACGGTGCCTTCCTTGACCTTGATCTGCCGGGTGTTCATCAGATGGATGGCCTTGGAACGATGCTGGTTCATCGCATCCTGCGGGCCGCGCAGCCGCCGGACAAAGCCGTAGTGATCGCCATCGATGTCGACCATGCATGTGAAGGCCGAATATTTCGAGATCGACATGCCGCGCGCATTGAAGAACGGGCTGTCGCCGCTCATGATCTCGATCGTGCCAGTGTGCAGGCACCACTTCCAAATGCCGCCGCGCTTGTACCAATGGTCGACCAGGCGCACCCGCTTGCGGCTATCGACCCACAGCGTGTCGCGATCGGTATCGAACGAGGTGGAATAGCCGCCATCATCATTGGCGGCGTTTTCGACCTTCTCGGCAATGCCTTCGCCGAGCAGCTCGAGTTCGTCAATGTCGGCCCATTTGTAAACGCCGTGAAAGCGCGTGTCGGAAAAGTTGCTGCGCATCGACCTGGGGTCATAGAAAAACGTCTTGGGGTCGACGTACTGAAAGCGCAGATCGGGATCGCCGTGATCGCCTTTGACCAGCATCAGCTCGTCAACGCCGAAGCCATGCACCATGCCGTCCTTGCAGCATTCAACCTCGATGTCTTCGGCGTCGGAGGCATCGCAGATGGTGCGAATGACTTGCGTGGCGACTTCGGCGCCCTGCTCGCCGTTTTGCGTGTTGGGGAAGCATTTTGGATCGGTGCGTAGCCTGCGAATGGTGCCGCCCAGGCTGTCGATCTTGCGGCCGGTGCGATCGAAGGTGATCAGCGGCTGGCCGCGCTTTTTCAGAACCTTGAGCTGCTCCGGGGTCCATTGGTCGACGTGGTAGTAGCGCCAGGCCAGCCGCGCTTCATCAATCTCGCGCGCCTTGGCGCTGGCATACTCCTCGAACTCACGCCGCCGCACAGTCAGCACGGGCGCGTTGGGTTCGTTCTCGTAGTCCTGGGCCGCTTTGTCATCGAGCGAAATCATATTGTCATCGCATCCACGGTGCGCAGGCGGTTGTGTTTCTTGTAGCCGTCCTCAGGGAGCTTCATCGGATCCGGTGCTTGCGCCCGGCCGGTCACCATGATGTCGAGCAGCTGGCCACAGAGGCCCATGGCATCGACCTGGTCGTCATGCTTGGACGCAGGAAAATTCAAAAGCTCAGCCAGCCATTCGGCGGCCCACGGTGCGTTCTTGGGGTAGTAGAGTTTATCGAGCGCCATGCGGCCCTGGATCGAGCGCGCCCGCACCGCCTTGTCGCCGCGCGTGGGGAATGCCGTGCGGTTGACGTGAACGCGGCGCTGGCTCATCCGCTTGGTAAGAAAGGGGCCTACGCCGGACTTGATCTGCCCCAGCTCCTCTGCCCAGTCGAGCGGACGATATTTCTCGACCAGATCGCAGAATGCTTCGATCCAGACGTCGGAGCTTTTTTGTCCGCGCCAGAGGTCGAGCAAATAAAGGTTGTTGAGGTGATCGACGCCGAACACGACATGCACCGTGTAGTCGCCACCATCCTGCGTCACCGCATAATCGGATCCGCCATAGACCCGCAGATATTTGTAGCTGGGGACGATGTCGATCGGCCGCAGCCATTCCTCTTTGAAATAGTCACCCTCATCGGGCGTCGGCTCTTGCTGATAGAGCGCCGACCACAGCCGCGGCGGCGTCGTTGCCTTCAGCTCGCCGAGCTGCGCACCGTAGCCATATTCGTCATCGTTCCAGAGAAACTCGCCAGGCGCCCGGCCGAGCGGATCGCCCTCCTTGGCTTCGGCAGGCAGCGACAACACTTCCCACTCTTGATGGTTGAGACAACGGCCTGCCAGGTCGTCTTCGTGCCAGCGGGTCTGGATCAACACTTGCCGCGCGTTCGGCACCAGCCGCGGCCGGAAGTCATAGAGGTACCAATCCCACAGCCTATCTCTGATCAGCAGGCTCTCGGCATCCTGGCGCGATCGCAAGGGATCATCGATCAGACCGAACAGCCCGCGGAAACCGGCGATGCCGACCATGGCGCCCGCCGCCATGTATTCGCCGCCCTCCTTCACCGACCAGCGTCCGGCCGCCTGGTTATCTTCCGTCGGCGTCAAGCCTAAAAACTTGGAATTTTGCGCGATCATGTTGCGGATGCGGCGGCCCCAGCGTTCCGCCAGCTCCGAGGTGTGCGAGGCGGCCAGGAACTGCGCCTTGGGATGCTGCGCCATGGCCCAGGGCGGAAACAGCACGCTGGCGTAGGTCGACTTTGCCGAGCCTGGCGGCATGAATACCGCAAGCCTGACGATGTCGCCGCGCGCGACGGCTTCCAATTTTTCGATCAGTAATTGGTGATGCTTCGCCGGTTCGAACCCTTGGTCCTTGCACCATAATTTGAGAGATGAGCGGACCCGCCTGCGAGAGTAGTATTCCCTCGCCGCGTCAGCCACTTTTGGCTCTTCCAAGGATTACCTCGAACTTATTGCGATCGGTCGCATTAGTTGCGATTTGCCCCGCGGGGTGCTACAACACCCGGCTGAAAGGAGACCGCCATGGTCAGAAGGATTACCGACGACGGTAAGGGCGCGTGGCATGAGCCGCCCTATACCGAAGAAGAAGAGATGGAAATCTATCGAATGCTCGATGGTCCTATGTCGACCCTTCGCGCGCCTTCGAACCCTTTCCATCCATCCCCGCCGCCCAAAACGCCGCGCCCACCGCGGGCAAAATAGCGCCCGCCTTGATGGCGGCCTCCAGCCGGTCAACCCATCCAGCGCCTTCGCCAATGATCTTGCGAAGGTTCTGGATGTCGACCCGCGGAGCGCCCCAGCGCCCTTCCCAGTCCTTATCCCGTTCCATTTTTGCAAACGCCCGCTCAGCAATATCGCCATTGCGGTTGAACGCATCGCGCAGCTGCGGCGTTGCGTTGACATGCTCCAGCATTTTCTTGGTCGCCGCCTGCGAGCCGACGCCTTCCTTCCAGGCATCGCTGAAGTCGACAATGTCGCTGTCGACGCGCACCCGCCGCGGTTCGCCGAAATTGCCGAACTCATTCTTGCGCAGCGCCTGATCGAAGGCCTTGCTGCCTGTTGGTTTCGGCCAGAAGTTGGTCGAGGTGATGCCCGACGAAGTGTCGACCACATCACCGAGGCCCCACGCGCTCATCTTGTCCTGCAGCGCCTGCATCTCTTGCGGCGTTGATTTGCCCGATCGCGGGAACACCAGCGAGTTGCTCTGATTGGCCGGGCCGCCCGTCCATGTCTTGTGCCAGGCGCCCGCTTGCTGTGCATCGATCAAGCCGCGCACCGCCTCGCCTGCGTTGAGGATGAGCTTGTCGTGTTCGGTGATTTGCTTGAACGGCTCGAACGGCTGTGGCCCGATGAATTCCTTGTCGACCACCTTGGGCGTGTTGAACGTCACCAGCGGACGCGCCACCTCGCCAGGGTTCTGCTCGATGTTGCCTTCGGGCGTTCTGTAGTGGCCTTGCATCTCCTGCGTCGGCCGCACCCGCATGTAGTTGCCGGTGCCTTCGACGCCGAGGCCTGAATAGATCGCATCTCGACCACCAGCCGCCGTTGCCCAGGTCGAGGCCGGATCATCGAAGTATTCCCGCCGCGCACCGGCACCCGCATCGCGCGAGGCTTCCATGTGGCCAGGGATGTGGGCGCCAGGCTGTGCCTCGTAGGTCGCAAAGGCTGTGTGCCGCGGAAAGAAGTCGCCGATCGTCTTGTTGGCGCGCGCGAAGGCTTCTTCGTAACTGAGCTTAAAGCTGCCGTCCTCTTTCTTGCCGCCGCGCCCCTGAATATCGAGCGCCTTCTGCCGCACCCAGGGCGCGGCCTGCAGCTGCTCGCCAGTCCAGTTGTCGCGGCCGTCGAGCTTGTTTTTGTTGGCGCGATCGACCGCAAGCGCGGTTTCCATATCGAGGAAGGTGTGCTGTGCATCGGTGAACGCTGTTCCCTGCTTGCGCGGGAAACCCCAGTTTTCACCGTGGCGGAAATCATTGACGCCGGTCGCGCCTGGCGGCCCCGGCTGATCGGAGTTGACCAGGCGGGCATATTCGCCGGTCTTGTCGCCGAGCTGCATCAGCCGCCAGTCCTTCTGGCGAAGGGCTTCGTTGTGCGCCTCATGCTGTGCAGGCCGCGCGGCCTTGACTGGCATGCCCGCGATCGAGGCGTTGTTCTCCTTCAGCGCGAAGTGCAGCTCGCTGCCGGGGTCGACGCCTGCCGACCACTGTCCTTCTTGCGCCGCCATCCAATCGTTGAAGCTGGGAATATTGCCAGTCACCGAGGCCATGGCCGCACGATAGCGATCGTACCAATCACCGCCACGGGGGTCGGCGGTGACGTAGTCATCAAACCGCTTGCGCCGGTTGGTCAGTCCGCGCTTCGACTGCACGTCCGGCGGCCCGCCGACATAGTAGCCTTGCGATCGATCGCCTGCCTCGATCAGGTGCGGCTGGGTGCGCGCGATCGCGATCGCATCATCCACCGGCAGCTCGCGGATCGAGGGAATGTCGGTCGAGCGTTTGGCGGGCTTGGCGCGCGGCAATCCTTCCGCCCAGGTCGGCGGCGGCACAGGCGCCGCCTCGATCGCGGCCGGGATCTCAGAAAGAGGCTTGGCAATGGGAGCCTCAGTTGCCAGCGCAAATTCCGGCGGCGGCATGTTGTGGCCGGGCGCTGGCGGCGGGATGCTTTCATCCCACACCCGCGGCGGTAGCCTTTTTGCGCGTTGTCCGGCGGTGAGGACCATGCCCGCTTCGGGGCCGGTGCCGCCGAGCAGACCGCCTGATGTGCCGAGCATCGCCGCTTCCAGCATGGTACCCGCGTCTTCAGGGGTTGCGGTGCGGTTGGCGAGCCTGTCCGACGCCTCGAACGCCCGTTGCGGCACGTTCCAGAGATACTTGGCAACGCCGCCAAGGGCTTTGCGGGTATCGGCCTGCGCTTCCTCTTCGGGCTTACGCGCCTGCTCCAGGAACCAATTGACGCCGCGCGGGATGTCCTCCGACAACCCGGTGCCGACATTCTGGATCGCTTCCCAAAGGCTCGACGCCTTCTTCCGCTCCGCCATCAGAAACTCTTGCGAAAGTTGAGCATCGCCGACCAATCCGGCGACTGACCGTTGGGGCGCAAAGATCCGCTGGCGCCGAGCGTGCCGTCGCCAAAGGGAATGTCGACGCCGCCCTGGTAGCGCGGCCCGCCAGGCGTCTGCATCGCCTGGAAGTTCGGCATTGGCCCCTGATAGCCCTGCGGCTCGAGCTGCGGGACATTGGCAGGCGCATAGGCTTGTGCTTCGCGCAGCGCCAGCAGCCGTCGGCCGAGTTCAGTGAGGTTTTCCATGTCAGGGCGCCGCTATCACGTTGATGGTGCTGCCAGGTGCCACGATAAAATATTCCGGGTGCAATGCAGGCAACAGAATGTCGTTCGTGGTTGCTGTTGTCTTGGTGTTGATGGCGCACTGCATCTCGCAGATGATGCGGATGTAGCGCGTGCTTTTGTCGAACGGTAGTGAGGTCTTCGGGCCCAGCAACGCATCGAGCGGCGGTTGAGTTTTCACAAGGCCTGATAGCTGTGCAGCCGTGGACTGAGCCTCGACACGGGAGGAGGCAAATTCCGTGATCCAGACCCGCTGTGTCGCAGCAATCGCAGGCGTTGCGACCAGCAACAACAGCGCGATGAGAGCAAGACGTATCATCCATGTCTCCTGATCGGCTGGCGCTTGTACCAATCGTAATCGTAATCGCTCTCATTGCTGAGCGGCTGACCTGGCGGACGCTGGAAGTCGACCCGGATCACCGCCGTATCCGGCCGCTCCGTCGCATCCAGAATGCCGGTGGCGTTGTTGACAATCGTGCCGGTGAAAGCCGCCACGTCGCGCGCTTCCGTCGCGTCCAGTGTGCCGGTGGCGATCTTGAAATCGCCGACCAGGGCGGCTGTGTCTGGCAGCTCCGACACGACCAGCACGCCCGAGACACCGCTGCCGCCCGTGAGTGCAGCCGTGTCCGGCGTTTCCGTGGCGAGAAGCTGGCCGAGCGTTACGCCTGCGCCCGAGAAGGCGGCAGCATCGAAACCTTCCGTCGCCGCCAGCACGCCTGACGTACCGGCGTTGCCAGCGAGGGCAGCAGTGTCCGGCGCCTCTGTGGCATCGAGCGCGAGCTGGATCTCGGCCCTGCCATCGATCCTGGCCTGGTCAGGAAATTCAAACGCCGTCAGCGTGCCGGTGATGGTGGCGGGGCCTGAGATCGAGGCAACGTCGGGCGCCTCCGTCGCGACCAGCGTTCCCGTGATCTCGACCCCGCCCGCCAAGACCGCAACGTCGAAGGCTTCCGTCGCGGCGATGACGCCGATCGGGCCGGTGTTGCCGGTCAAGGCAGCTGTGTCAGGCGTC